TTACAATGATTTCTTCAACCATCCCCTGATCAATGATAATTTGTGTTCCCGGCGGGCACCCCTCTCTAAAGCGCACGTCTTCTGCGCAGGCTTTAACTGTCGCAACAGCATGACGCTCCTTGGTGGGTGCATAATCTTGCGGCAACACAATCCCCGACTCTCTTTGGGGGAGGTCGACCTGTGGAATCTCGATATGGATATATCTATTAACTGGAACAATGCTCATAACTAAAATCTCCTAAAAAATGCTGCATGTTTCGCCATCACAAAACTTTGTGCCGGTTCCCTGTTGGTCTACGTCGAACCGATGGATTGGGGTAATGTTGGCCATAAGCTCTTCGTACTTTTCTTTAGTTATGGGCTCATAGGGCGCCTGCAAATATCCAGTCTCTTCATATTTCAGAAAGGAGACTGCCTTGAGGCGCGTCTCATACATCTCTAAAGCATCCTTAAGTTGGGCGGCCTCTTCGGGCTTAAATGTGATTGTGACTGACACCGAATTGTCTGCCCAGTAGTGCTGGTATTGCGCTGCGATCTCTAACTGCTCCCACAACGAAACGCTCTTCTTTCCTTTCCGGAAATAAGGCTCATGTACCGGAAACTCCACACAAACAGTGTTGGGCGAATATTCATCATCTTCAATGGTATATCCGGCCTCTTGCAGTGCAACCAACAGCTTCGAATCTTTCCCGAATCTAATCCTGCGAATGTAGTATTCGTTTTCCGGAAAATGTATGCCCGGCGTGGAGCCATTTAACAACGACACCGTTCCAGAAGGCTTAATTGAGGTCATTCGGACAGACTTGGGAATGCATAGCCAATTAGAGTACTCTTCATCTAATTCCTTAACGTATGCATATGCATTGTCACACCACTCGTACATCTCTCTGCGGCCATGCTTGTTAAATGCCTGAACAACGCCTGACTGAGAAAGTCCGATGCGCCTATTTTTGAGCATCTTAGCGTTCGTCTCGGGCCAGTGGGTATTGGACAAAGTGATAGTCTTCCCGTACAAATATGCGATCTTTAGGGTTCTCAAATAGTCTTCAAAATCGTCGTGCTTCGCGGGAAACGTTTCTACGAGGCAGCATAGTTCTGCATCTTCCAATTGTTGTTCAACACAGGGATTAAAGCCAGCCACATTAATGTCATCTAGGCGTTCCCCATCTTTAAAACGGCCGCGAGTGCGCGCATTGTTGAGCCAGATATAGCCCGGCTCTCCATTCTGTTGCGACTGTTCGGCATGCCAAGTGTAGTCCATCCCAACCGACGCGTTCAAAGAATTGTTTGAACCCCATCGATGGTGGTAAAGCTTCTCTTGATCGTTTTTCATCTCCAGATAATGTCTGTCATCATGGTGCCCCATAGCCAAGGCTGCAGACCGGCGCACATTGCCGGCTACCACACAGCGTCCGATGAGGTTCTCTGTGTCTACAATATCTACGGACGTGATCGGCTGGCCAATCTTGGCGCTATAAAGCTCTGTTAAGCTCTCATGTAATTCTTTAAGGGGGCCGTGGCCACTAGACGTGCCGCCAAACCCAAGGATGGGGGCCCCCTCGGGCCGAATTGCAGAATAGTCAAATCTGGGAATTTTTTGGCCGAAAAAAAATCCGTCCAACAGCATATGGACCGAATTTACCCATCCCTCCCGGGAGTCATCAATCACATGAACGTCCTTGGTATACTCTGGCTCCCGAATAGTGATGCTTCCGGCGCCTTCGGTGTCGAAGCCTACGCCGATGCCCACCATCAATGCATCCATCATCCACGCAAAAAGATAGCCGCCCTTATAGGGAAGGTCGCGAGTAGAACGGAATGCACAATTAAAGAGGCCCGCAGCAGTCCGCTCTTCTACAAACTTGGTACCCATCATCCACAGGCCGCGGCCCGGGGGTGTCCATTTGAGATTAAACAGGCGGTCGTATGCATCTTTGGCAGTCGCCTGTGCTTTCGCGTCGATCCATTCCAAGCCCAGCATGAAGACATGTTGTTTTTGCATATTAAACATCCCTTCAATAACGCGACGGCAAGTCTGCCACCACTCCTCGGTACCAGTGGTGCCGGGTTCAAATTCATCCAGTCGGCGCGCATAAGTTCGTTTAAAAGTAACATATCCTAAGGGCCCCCACGGTACCTGCGCCGTGGTATAGGGCTCAATAAATGTATCTGATAATCTGAATCTGCGGATATTGTCTAATGTTCTCATACTGCTTCTTACCTCCCTTTCTTTCTAAGTTGCGTATATTTCTGTTTCAATAGGTCTCGTTGCATTGACGAATCCAAAGTAACGGGGTTAAGCGGCACTTGGCCATTCGGCATATGCGGGTTATTCTTAGGCAGGATCTTAATGTTGACGTTAGACGTATCCATGTGAATGGGATATACCATGCCGTCGGGTCCGTTCCTATTCTTCGCTATAAATATTTTACCTAAGTTCTTTTGTTTGTCTTCTATCGTACGAGAAACCGAAAAGATAAAGTCAGCCACAAAGCACTTATTAAAGGCTTCAGAAATCTGCTCCATAGTAATAACTTCAGCATTCAGCCCCGAACGATTAGTCTGGGAGGCAGTCCACACGGGACACTGAAACTCGGTCGAGAGGGCGCGCATCTCCTCATAAATCGACTCCAACTCATTTCTCTTTTCTTTGCGTACGGTTACCGGACGCAGCAGATCGCCATAGTCTATGATAACAAGCCCGGGCTTGATGCCCCTTTTAACAAGGCGCGCAAGGTGAGCACGAATCGTGCTCGTAGATGCCGACTTGGTGGGATACTCTTTGATAATCAAAGAGCCCTCAAGTTCTTTTACTTCTTCGTACACTTCTTCCTTGAAGTTAATAATATCAGAAAGAGGGTATCCTGTTAAGCAACTATCGTATCTATTTGCAATGACTGTATCTTGAAGCTCCAATGTGTAGTGGACTACCGTCTTGCCGGCGCGAAGCGCTTCAGTTCCAAGGTGTACCAAGACCATAGATTTGCCGGCGCCAGTGGGTGCAATAACAACACCCAGTTCACTTTTTCCTAAGCCGCCCCCACAAATTCGATCCATGTCACTCCAGCCTGTGCTTACTGGCTGGCGGTGCTTGGGCACAAAGCGCGCCTCAAAATCAGCCACGTAATCATATCCAAAATTGTTTTCTGAACCAAGCTTTAGGGCCTCGTTGATTGTTTGCGAAATTTCATCAAACGAACAGCTTTGAAGAAGATTAACCGACTTAAGCATTGCCTCCTTTAGCTTCTGCTTACGACAGAAATCCAAAGATTGCTCTTTGATATACTCAATGTCAGTTAGTTCGCGATTATGAATGCGATGAAAATATTCACGTATTTGTTTTTGTACTACCTCGTCTTCATGTCCGATATCGGTCTGAAGGATAGTCATCATCGCTTCGACTGACGGATGTTTATTGTACTTCGCCCGGTAGGTCACTACCTTGTGTACAAATGTGCGAAGATATTGTAGGTCCAAGAAGTTTATATCTAAGACCTCCGTAATCTGATCGGCGAAGGGCCGATCCTCAAAAATCAATTGAACGAGGCCTTCTTGGAAGGCCTTTCCATATCTACTAAAGTTTACACTTTCAGCAGTTGCTAACATAGTACCCCTCTTCATAATTTAAATTATACCATCTCCACTGTTTTTTGTCAAGAATCAGTTTTGTCATCGTTGCGATTATAACTAATTCGATTTAAGCTTGTGCGCAGGTCTTCCCAGTTTAGTTCCCCGAAGCCATCCTCTCGCATCATTCCAATAACCTCTGTCTTATTAAAGGTACATTCAAAATTTTCAACCGCTTCTTTGACAATCATTTTAGCCTGAATTGACATCTGGGGGGCATACAACTGCATCATTCTATAATTATGTTCGATGACGCTCTTTCCCTCTACAATATTAGAAAAGAATTTTAATTTACTGTTGGTCTTCTCGCAGAAATCTATAACATCTTGAATTGTATAAGTTTTCTCGGCAGACAAAAAATTAAGCCTTTTTGCCACTGTGGCAAAACCCGCGCCGCGGATGCCCGGCAAGTTATCGCTGGCGTCTCCAATAATAGCGCGGGCCAATGCCATGTTTGTGGGGTGGACGCCGGTTTGCTCTACGATTCTTTGCTTGTTAAGGATTTCTTTTTTAACGGGCCGAAGCAGCACCGTCTCTTCATCGCACAACTGCATGAAATCTTTGTCATTGGACACAATGATCTTCTGCCATCCTCGATAGTACTCCATCTGAGTGATATACGCAATCACATCATCCGCCTCAATTTCAGGAATGATTGTCTGGAGGATCGGCATCTGATTAAGATACTCCATCACCCGAACTTGCTGCCAAGCTTTATTCTCTTGTACCTCTCCATCGGACAAGTTGTGAAAGGCGCGATTCAAGCGCAAGGGCTTTCTGCCTTCCTTATAATTCTTGTCCATGAGCTTTCGCTTGGCGGATCCGTTGGGGCCGTCCCAAATCACAGCAATTTCATCAGGCTGTGTGTCTCGCACTAGCTTCTGTAGGATTTTCATGAAACCCTTAATGCCCCCAATGGGTTGCCCATTCGAAGATAAGGAGGGGTCTACAATGTAGGCCCTTAGATACGCGTTAAGCGCATCGATAATTAATACTCTTTTCATTTTGTGTTTAATACCTCTATTTGATCTCTATCTTGGCTTAAAATATGTTCGGAGCCAGTCGTAATACACCACATCTTATTAAAGTGGCCCCCTCTCGATGTCTCTGTTATAAAGCCGATGAATTCTTCGCCATTAAAAAATTTATCGGTTGGATAGCGTACTCGTACTAAGTCGCCTATCTTCAACATCATAATATAAAAACTCCCGACTGATTACATTATAACCAATCGGGAGTATAAAGTCAACAACTATTTTCAGATTCTGTAACTAATTTCCCAGTGTCCTCTCACCCAATGGCCGCCGACCCAGCGTGCGGATGCCCATCGCCAAACAAAGGATGTGCCGCGGTAATAGCGATGGCCATTATAGCGATACACCTTGGCGTGAGGTGGGCGTGCACGGTGTTTGTGGCGAGGCGCAACATGCGCTGCGGCTGGCTTGTGGGCTGGCCTATGCGCGTGGTGGTGATGCGGCTTTGCATCCGCAGCACTCATCGTCCCCAAAAAAATTAATGCAAATAAACTTGTCATGACTGTTCTCCTGTTTATTGTTGGTTAAGAGGGACTGTCAAATCTTCCGGGTCAGAATAAAATGCATCTGCATTCCCTTCACGACGGTGAAATTTCTGAACAATCTCCTCATCCATTAGACGCACGACCCTCTCCTTAAATTCAATATCAGTTGAAATTAATTCTGTCCACTTAGAAGGCTGGAACTTCTTGGTATACCCATCAGGCATAGACAAAGTATACCATGCTCCGGCCGACGTAAGACAGTCAGATCCTTTGATAGCGTCAAACCAACTTTCCTCATCTCGGATACCGATCTCATCGGTGCCCCACAAGATGCGGAAAGCGCAGGATCTTCCTTGAGTCCCGAAGCGAGACTTCTCAAGCCTACACTTCACTTCGGATCCAATTCGAAATCCCTTTTCATCCTCAATGAACGCAGACTTTGCCTTTCGTCCCGTGAGCCAGATGCGTAACGAATATGAGTAATGCATTGCCTTACCACCCGGAGTGATATACGGCGTTGTCATCGCTATGATTCGTGCGTTTGGCCCTTGAGGAATGTTTGTTTTAAGCTGGTTGAGAACCAGCAATGTAGCCTGCTTATCCGCAATTGGAATAACAAGCTTAGACATCCCCTTTGCGAGGATGCGCGCCTTCATAGCCATCGAGGACTGCGGGTTGAAGTCTCCCTCAACATCAGATACCGATGGCGTAAAGGCCAATGAGTCCCATACAAACAGCAACTGTTCGTCAGTAGCACCAAGCAACTCCTCAATCGTCTCTAAGACAAACTCGACAGAAGATGCTTGGATATACATTAAGCGCGAGAGATCGCACCCAGAGCGCTCCAAAAATGCAGGGTCAATAGCAGATTCAGAATCAAAATATACTACCATCTTGCCCTGTTTCTGGGCATTTGCTGCAACCTGCGCAGCCATATAGGACTTACCTGTGGATTCCAATCCTGCAATCTCAGTAACCTTGCCAACAGGAATCCCGCTAACTTGTCCTTTACTAATGATGGAATCAAGCCAGCGCGAGCCGGTAGGGATCCATTCTTTTACTTCAGTAGGATTGTCCCCTGTCAAATCATGGGCGACGTTTCTACCTGCTTTCTTGTTCACTAATTTCATTAGGTCTTGCATATTTACACGACCTGCTTTTGTGGCTTTTGTGGCTTTTGCCATTTGCTCTCCTTTAAAAATGGCGGCAGACTATTTTACAAACCGGTCTGCCATCGGCGCCCTTAGAGCCTACTTATTTCAACCGCTCATTAGCTCATCAAACGCACGGTCAACCTCGTTCTTACCATTAGCGGGACCATACTTGGCAGTTTCAGATGAGCGACTCTCTGCGGAACCATCGTTAGAAAGCTGCTCATCGAGAATAGCGTCAACCTGTGACGGACTAAGACGCTCAAAAAGAGAATCAAAATCCGGCATGTGATCAAGAAGGGCAGGGATCTCTTCAGGATCGCCCAAGAGCGTGGACGTATTACGACGCATCTTGAGGCTCGTTTGGGGATAGGCACCCGGTTTAGTGGGCTTAGTATATGTCAGAGTAATGTCGGTGCCTTCATCAGCATCTGTGATGTCGCCATACTCCGGATCAAGGATGTAGCCAAGAAGCAATTCATATGCGGTCTTACCGTAGCCGTATACTTTAATCCCTTCGTCCTCGCGTCCTCGGATAACAACTGGTGAGAAGTACCGGGTGCGAACGAAAAGGGACTTGGCGAGCTTCTTGCTTTCCTCGTCGTTATTGTCAACTCCCTCTCGCCATAGTGAGGAAGCAAATTCACAAATCGGACAGTTCTCTCCAAAGTTACGCTTTGGACAGAGCACGCCACCCTTGTGATTTCCCACGTTATAGTGGAAAAACATTTCCTTCAACGGATCGCCATCGTTCGTTGGCACGATCCGAATATCAGTATCGCCCTCATCGGGCTTGAACCACGGAGAGTTTCCGTTGTCCTTGTTGTCACCGCGCAAAGTTGCGAGCTTGCGGCGCATAAGCTCCATATCAATTCCCATATCTAATTTCTCCTTTTTCTATTTTAGATAAAGTATACTAAGCGTTCCTTAGTATCTAATGTAGCACACTCAACGTAGCCTGTCAAGTGTTTTTTTGTATTGCGTTCGTTCTGGCCACGCAAAAGCCAAAGTCTCTTCCAGATTCAATCTCATAAATAGCATACGAAATGTTTCTAAACGCATTTCGAGGCTTTTCTTTAAGCATATCAACATATCTCTTGTGAAGACTGCCATCCTTCTCCAATTTCTCTTTATTTATACATAAATAATAACACACTTCGCGTTCCATGTCAAGGTCAAAAAACCATTTTTCTTCAAGATTTTTCATGTCGACCATTCCGTAGGTTTTAATACGACAAACCTCTGCGGGCTGTGCCAAGACCCCGATCTCGGGGTCGTTGCGCTCAAAGTAATTTACATAATGAATCGTAGATTGAATGGTTGCATTCAGTGTATTATAATATTCTTTTATCGGCACGTTGTGAATAATTTCTTCTATCTTTAAGTTTGAAACAAGCGTGATACCTCTAAGAAGGCCGGAGCGTGCGTATTCTTGAAGAACTCCAAACGCAGCATTTTCCATGAGTCTCGGAATGCCGGCCAATAAGTCTGTATCAGGCTTAACATAGATCACTTCGATGTGCTTGTCTTTGATTTGCTCTAAAATTCCTAGCGCGAAATTCGCACTATAAGAAGAGCCAACTACAACAAAGTGAACCTCGTCATCAATGTTTTTAAAAAACTTAGACACATCGGGCACATTCTCTTCATACTCTTCTGGAGTGTTATACTTCTTAAGTCTAAATTTATACTTAGACGTTCTGGAAACCCCTTCATTCATATAATATACATTATACTGCGGGAGTGAGCTAAACCTTTCGGCAATCTTAGAGGCACCGGTGCCCAGACCAACGACTGAAATCATATCTTTAGCTCCTCCAAGTCAAGATAGTTCTGGCCACAGCGAATATTGCCCTTAAACTTATCCTTTTCAAAGATCTCTCTAATCTCCAGCGTCATCTCTCTCTCTTCGTTGCATAAATCTATCACTATTTCGTCATGAACAACATGCGAAATAAATGATCTTTTCCCTTCTAGCAGCTTGTCGATTTCAACGGCCCTACTAAGCACCCGATCAGATGTTGTGCTCTGAATCAGATAATTTAATGCTTTGCGTTCCTCGACTTTAATCTTTCGGTGGTATGGAGTAATAATATACTCACCATCGTACCATTTGTCAAGTACTTTTTTACGATCATAGTAATCTGTCTGAACGCTGTCTGACTCAGGATTATATAGCCAACTAAAAAACAAGGTTTTGGCCGTGTCGCGGTCGGCAACGTCGTCTTCAAAAACGTTCTTCATGTTCCATTCGTGAATGTCTTCCTCGGGCTGCTCGGCGCCAGACAGATCAAGGAACGTGCGTACCTCGGCGCCGTTGTAATCCAAAGAGATAAGCCAGTCATTGTGCGGCTTTATGAGCCGGCGAAATTCCTTCTTGAGGGTAAGTATCGGAAAAGATTTTGGGCGCGTTGTAAGGCGCCCTGTGACAGTGCCAAACAGGTTGTAGTCGACATGGCAGCTTCCTTTCATTAGCTCGTTCGCCTTGCGGCGGCCGGAGGATGTATAGTATAGCTCGCGACAGCCTTCTTTGTTGAGGTTGAGATTTTGATACTTAATCTTGTGAAGCAGTTTTTGGAAATCATCTAGTAGTTGATAGTTAGGTGGGCGCTCATATGTCTCAAAGACGTGCTCCGTAATTTGATTTTTAACTTCACAAAATTCCATTAAGAAACTTTCTGGTACAAGATCAAAAAAGCAATGCTCGCGAAGATTAATCTTGCCAATCTCAAATGTCTTGAGGTAAGCGCGGAAGCGCCGCTGTGTAGCCTCCAATTGCTCCTTCAGATTTTCTGGGCATGCGCTCGACAAGGTTTGGCCGGCTGCATACAGGCAGGCGTACTCAATGCACGCGTCTACGATGGAGCCAGTATATTTCCATGTCCGCGTAAGGCCTGCTGGGATGTCATCAAAGTGCAGCACTCCGTCCGCATAAACTCCCACACAATCGCTTTTGTCATCGAGTGTTTGAAAATACAATTACCGCTCCTGTGGAATACTGCCGTACGCCGTTATAAGGTCATTTTGCATAGTGGCTTCTGCCTTTCTTTCTTCGGCGGATTTGCCCCAGTCATTATAATACCCTAAAGAGCCGCGATAGTCAAACGTTTTATTCACAATTCTTTCGAAATTCCCTATGGCCTGTGCCATATTAGTGCTACGGGCCTTGCTAACTGTTTGATTTATAAGGGAAACTTTTTCATCATCACTAAAAGAACTTTCTTCTTCCTCAAAACGTATTTTACAATAAAGCCTAACAAAATGATAAGTATTGTAATAGCTCTGTAAGCGCTCCGGAGAGCCGTAGCGGTCAGGGAGCGCTTGCTTCATCACAACTTGTCCATTGCACTCTTCGGTATATTGAATAACGCGAGGAATGCTCTTTTCGTATATATTAAAAAGCTGAGTTGGAAAATTTATAGCATATGTGCTGGCTATCGTTGTGAAGCAGCGGCGAAGCACGTCATCTGTGGTGTTCATGCCATACGCGGAGGCATAGCCTATCATAGCAGAAGAGCCGATATCCGCGACTAGACGCCATGGGACATTCTGATCGATCATAAAGCCATAGGTGGCGGCCGCATTGACAAAGAAGTCCCAATTGCGACTGTCTATAAAAGCAGCGAACTTCTCTTCATCATCGGACGCATCCAAAGCGGGGCCGCCGATCTCAATGGCTAGCCCAGTAACGCTGATGGGGCATCGCCGATTTTTAATATATGCAGGATACGTAAGGGGCGCCGATAAACCAGTAAGGCTAACTGCCTCTATCAACCCCGCTTCAAATTGATCGAAATTCTTCAAAGGGTTCTGCGGGTTCACGTTCATGTTAAAACTAAAAAGCTCTACGTATTGCTTTAAATAACTCTGGTAAGCAATAGTTGGATCTTCAAAGGCGCGGTGGACAACCAATGTCGATAGATAGGGATCGTCCGGATCGATCTCCCCCTTCATTGCGCATTTTCTAAACTGTTGGGCCATGGCATTAAAAGCATCAACAACAAAATGGAGTGCGCGCATGTTCTTTTCGGCGGCCGATGTTGCCGAAAATGCCCTTAGGTTATTCTGGAGCGGCTTCGTAATGGCTATCGGAGTAAACTTGCGGTTAACCCGTCCGTATAGATATTTTTCTGCAATGAAGTCTGTAACTGCTTCCACTCGGTCAGCAAACACCCCTTGTGGGGCGCTGGCTTGAGCATTATAATAGCGGCGCTTATTGTATAGTTCTCGCGCGCCTTCTGTGTTGCTTTTCTTATACTCTATCGACATATCGCCTTATCCCCTTCTCACTAACTACTGTGTTACTCTGTTTTTGGCTTCTTGGTGCCGTCATCTTTCGCCTTCAACAGCTCCTCTGCCGTCTCGGCGGCAGCAAGAGTACCTCCCACCATCGCTGCAGCCATTTTGCGGTCGGTGCCGGCATAGCATTTGCTTTTCTTTTCTGTTGGCTTTTCATCTTCTTTCTTTTTAGCTGCTGCTTGTTCGGCCGCGGAGTCTATCTGTGCCACCCACTTCGCTGTAATCTCTGTCTCTGCTACTCCGGGCCCGATGGTGTGGGAAGAACGAATTATCATATAATAACCGCCAATTCCCATGGTTGTCATGACCTTTGAATCGGCTGCAGGATCAAAGCCGCGGGGCTCAATATAAATATAAGAACCCGGGTAAGCATTAACATCCAAATAGGTAGTGATTTTTGCGTCGTACATGACCCTTAATTGCGCAAGACCGTCATAGCCTTCTTGCTCAAAGCGAACTTCTGCTAATCCGGGCGAGTCTGTCTTTTCTAACTGAATTGATTTCACAATGCCGCGATCTTTTCCAATCTGATAATGCCAGATTCCTTTCTCATGATCGCCGAGGCCGGCATCTTCTCCGGTAACCGGGTGAGTGCACGGCGCATGTTTACACCCCACCTGCTGTTCGGTCGGCTGGGTCCGTGCGGCAAAAAAGATAAGAAAATTGGTCTCGTCTTTAATATCTTTACTTGAAACGGGGCTTCCGCGCTCGCCCATGACTTCCAATATGGGTAGCTTGTCCTTCGTATAGTTAGTAATATCAAGCCTTCCTGCGCTGCCCATCGCTGCCGTTATGTTATCAAGGGGGGGACTCTTCTTAAATGATGTAATCGAAGCCTGCGATAATCTCGTCTTCTGTTTCGCGCGGTTGCCATAACACGTATCATTGTTTAAGAAATCTCTGATAAGCTCGTTAAAGAAGTCGTTCAAAAACTTAGGCAACGGATAGGCTTGGCGATCTGTCTTCAAGACTTTAGTTGTCAGAAATTCCATAAAGTATTTTGCCGAAATTGGGATATCTCCAAAATTTACAAATGCCGTTTCCATAAGTTTCCCTTTTTTGTTGGCATTAATTAACTCTATGGGCCCGAGGGCGAGCCTAAAGCGTGCAAAATTAGACGCATAACGATTATAGTCGTGCACCTCTTCAGCTATATATTCCTTATAAGAAGTATCAGCAACGGCTTGCGCTTCCTTTAGTTTGGCGGGCAACTCCGAGATGGTGGTGCCAATGTTCTTTAAGATCACATCCATTAAATCCGAGATCCAGAAAAAGGTCACTGTTTGAAGAGGGTTTAGGGCACTATCAATTTCAGCTGCGGTAGGGGATGTGCCCGTCGAACCAGACTTAGCTTTATCCTTCTCTTTGTCTCCGGGGTCTTTTGGGTCGGTAGTCTTTTTCTTGTCTTCCTTCACCTTTTCGCCCTTAGCGGTCACTTCCGCGTCAATAGCAGCACCCTGTAGGGGGCCTGCAGCTTTAACAGAGGCCATGAACTTTTGTACCAAGGCTGGATCAATCGGCTTGAGTGGGCCGCCGGCGCGATATGCCGATAAGTCTTCGATAGGAACTTCCATAAAGCGCATGGCTTTCTGCTCTATCATGCTAGACATCAGATGTCTAAAGTTTTGTATTTTTTCATCCTCAATCGTGTCTTTTGCTGCCTCTGAGTTTTTGATTTCATTCAATTCTTTACTGTCGCAAGTGTCGTTCATCTTTTTATAGCGAACTTTTCGAACAAGCTGCTTGGCCACTACATCTGGCTTTGTAAAAATGTTAAAGCTCGGTGCGTCAAAGAAGTCTTCTATATATGCTAAATAATTTAAAGTAAATTTTACTCGGCCCATCTCATCAATATCAAAAGTATGCACAGTGGGGGTTAAATTTACAGTGATGCAGGAATCATAAATTGCATCAAGTATATTGGGAGTGATGCGGCCGCCGGTCGCCTCAGCCCACGAAGATCGCCCACTCTTTGTTCTTTGCGCCGAAGGATTTGCCCACCCTACAACGGCCTTTAGGCGGAAGGTAAGCTTGTCCATATTCTTTTGAACAACATCCGCTTCTTTGGGGTTGATTTTATCAGGAGGATTTGATGGCGACCAAGTTTTAAGCGCGAGATCAATATACCTAAAGGTTTCGGTACCGCCCAGTTTACTCTTTTGCCAATTTTTATTCTTATCAAAGCCTTCATCATACATAAGCGTGCCGGGGCGATCTCTCAAAAGCTCTGTGAATGAATTGGCATGAATAACCAACTTAGCTTTGATACTCTTTTTGATGGCGTAGGGGTTGTTAGCCTCATATGAGAAATTAAAACTCGAAATACCAACTCCATGGCCGCGCTGCTTCTTGTTAGTTAATAAGTCTTTGGCGTCGTCAGGGCTATAGTGTGAATCAAATTTGATTTCTACCTGTCTTTCGTTCTTTCCCGACTCATCAGCGATCACCTTATACAACCTAATCATAGGCTGCAGAGAACTCAAGGCTGCTGTCGGCATCTCAAAAAATTCTTCTTTATGGGCATTTTGTGTTAATTTATTTATTAGCCCAAAAGGATCTCCCTGTAATTGAACGCAGGCATTCCCTTTCGCAGTATTATCTGGCTTAGATTTAGGAACGTCTGCCTCTAACTTTTGCTTAACCTGCGATAATACTTGAACGTTCGACAATAAAAAACACTGCTCTTTGAATTGAATATTGCCCACCCGAGAATAGGCTTCGATTTCCTTTCCGGCCTGAACCATTCCTTCCATAAAGTTCTTTTCGTCATCTTCGTTCATTCCTCCGAAGACGCCCGTGTTGTCGTCTTTTATTTGCTCAACTATCTCTCCCTTCCAGACACTCTTGAAAACAGCTTCGGCAGTATTCTTAACGTAAGTTTCATAATTGCTCTGGTTGAAGTTGCTGGGATTACACGGATCAAATCCGAAGTCTGCGGCGCCCTTGGAGATTGCTGAGGCGCCGTATCCAATATCGGGGCCCCAACCCTCTGTGTCAAGCGCGGCAATCTCTGCGATTGCATCCCAAGTTACGGTGCCCCCGCCGGCGGCTGTTGCAATATTCACCCAGACATCTGCATCCATTGCGACATCCTTGATCTCCAAAATTTCTAACATCGCCTTGGCAGAGCAGCCGCCATAAACCTTTGCCGGGGTATTATAGAGTTTCATGCGCTGCATGACTTTCTTATCAACCTCTTTCCCCATCGAGGTTCCAGTCACATCCTCATTGAAGGTGATGCCGAACCAACCTTCGCCAGTTTGCTTAATGGTCGTGGCGGTCTGCGTAATGTTTATGTAGTTTTCATGCGTTACTGGATTATATTCGGGGTCATACTTAACAATGGGCGCGTTTTCATCGGCCGTATATGAGGTAAAAAGCTCTTGGCCTTTCTGATAAATCTGGTTTATAACATAACCCGTTTGTCGGCCTGATCCTCCAAGCTGAGTACTAAATTGTACAATCTTCTGAAAGAATTGTTTGGCAGTCATACTTGCCATATCTTATACTCCTAGTGCGATTAAGGCGTCTTCTAAACTAAGCGGGATATAAATCGTAGCCCCTGTCTTAATTTGCGCCTCTACACAATATCCATTCCACCAAGCGATCACCCACCAATACCGAGAATCCCCATAATATTGATACGATAAATTGTACAACCGATTTCCATATTTCCAAATATGAGTATTAGAAATAATATTGCTCCGCTGCTCTACCGAAGGGTTGCGAATCTTAAATGTGGCGTACTGTTCCACCTGCTTCAAGTCTCTTGATTTTCTTAAAGGTTCGTAATATTCTGTGCTGTTGGATATTTTTCTTACTTTGTTATATCTGGTGGGCATAATTTATTTTCCTACTTTAATTTTGGTACTGCTGCATCCGCGTTTGCCGCGCTAGCGTCGGTGCCGGGGGGATCGGACTTTGTGGCAGCTGCAGACTCTGCCTCGGTTGTGGTGCTGTCATCGGTGGGCAATGTGTCATTATCATCGCCGGTGCCCCCGCCTGTTCCCGTATCTTGCGCAGAACCTTCGGAGCCGGCCAATTGAGCGCCATAGGGAAAATTGGGGGCGGCGAATTCCACGTCCTCGCTACCATCTTTACCAAGCCACCCTACGGTGTGTTCGTGAATCGGGGCAAATTCTATCACTACCTCAATGTTGCGTGGGAGCAGTGCCTCTAGGGCGCCCTCCGCACCTTTTTCAATGGCGCCCATATCTAAATTATCTAGATTATGATTAATAGTAAGGCTCGTAATGGCCCCAAGTAGCCCCTGTGATGCGTCGTTAGAAGATTTATATGCCGCATATGTTTCGCCCGGGTTTTTAGTATTGACAGTAGTAGAGTCGTCCACCGACTGAAGAAGGTTAGAAAATTTCATCCTCACTAATGGAGATTGTGCTATAGTTGTCGCGCTTTGTATCTCGGTATACATGGGATAAAGAAACTGCACCAACATCTGAGCCTTGGCTAAGTTTTCATAGGCTTCACCAGCGGAGGAGGCTGGCACCATGAACGCTATCGAAATCTTGCGTTGAGTTTGCTTAAACAAATAAATGGGATCGGCGCGGCCATAAACCGTTTCGCCGGTCCAATCTGAAGAGTACGTTTCGTTAAACGTATTGATGAAAGCTTTGAAGAAAAGCTCCTTTCCCGATGGCATATGCATGAAAGAAACAACAACCCCCTTGTTAGCAAGCGCGTCAGAGCCATCGACAACAATAGAGTCACTAGGGGCTGCATACTTCTTATAGTTGAAATTTTTAGGATCTGCCATGTTTTATTACCTTGTCTCTTAACTATTGACTACTTTAACTTCTTCACCAACCACGTTGATTACAAACTCTTTCATCACCTCATTGGTGTCGCCGAACTTAATTACAATCGGCTGCTTAATATTAGTTTGGCCACCTGACTCCTTCTTGTTGCCCAGAAGGCCGCTGACTACGCCCGTTGCGGCGCCGGCGGCCATGGCCGGAATAGCAGCAACTGCACCAATTTGGACTGCAGCCATGCCGGCAGTTGCAGTCATCGTCGTTAACAGGATCATTTTCTTTGCAGGCATGTCCTCAATTGTGTCGCTCAAATCACGCATTGCGGCAGCCATCGTTTGAATCTTGGCCACCTCAAAGCTCGCAAAATTAGCCATAAAGAGAGAAAACTCATCAAGCTTTTTAAAATTCATAAACTTGAGCGCGAGGCTAAACGCGGCCATGGCAATCGTAAGAATCCCCAAGGCATAGGAGGCACCGATCATGAAGGGCACTGCCATGCCAAGCCCATAAAAGAACCCAGCAAGAAGGAGAATCCTCACCGGATCGGCGGCTTTAAACATGGCGGTAAGGCCGTGTGCCATAATGCCGACGCCGGTGGCGGCAATGAAGATAGCAGCACCAATTGCCAACATTACCCCCGCAAAAACAGCCAAGCCCAATATAACAGGTGGCGCCGCCAGCGCAGCACCGAGCGTAGCCAGTGCCGGCGCCAAGAAATAAACACCTAAGCCAATGGCGGTGAGTACCAGCGCCATGCCCATCATTTGT